TTCCTTGTCTTCTACAAGATAATATACCCAAGATGATCCTGACTGTGCTTTACGCAAGGAGTAATATTTTAATTTACCTGATGTGTTCTCTGCAAAACATCAATTGTTCATGTGAAGCTTCAAAAGCTCCTGGATTTTCTTCAAGATCGCTTAAAACATTCGCCATAAATAATATGTCTTCATCTGCCTCATCGAATTGGGTAAAAACTTTAACTTTTAGTTTCTGTTCATTGGCTGCCTTAAGTAAAAGTTTTTGCTGGGCTAAAATCCTCGTTCTTGTTGAACTTGCTCTTGCTGTTAAATCTGCTAACATGCTATTTATTGGTTGTAAGGGTCTGGAGTCTTTTTCTAGGGTGGCCATAAGCAATTCATAAGTATATTTTGCTAAAGCTCCCATTGGATTCTTTGTCAAACTTCTATTGACTTCGGTACAATAGTGTTTTGCCATCAAAGCTTGAGCTAACTTACCTGCCTCTGCTGCCGTCATCCAATCAGGCATTGTTTCCTTTGCAGAGATTGTAGGATTCATTTCATCAAGCCACCTTATTCTCAAATGATCACATTGTGTTCTATTGAGTTTAAGTCTTATAATGGCTTCTTCACTAATGGTGTACCCAGTCCCACTTTGATTTTTCTGTCTAACTTCTTCAATGGCTTCTACCTGGAAGAGGAGTCGTCTGCGCCATACTGAATGTGGTTGTAACATATCCCTATATTCAATAAATGGGTTGTTTGTGTTGGAAATTAAAGCTTTGAGTTCCATTACTCTTCCTTTACTACCAAGATCGGCCTGGGATGTTATGTTGACTTGACCTGACAATATTTGCATTCTGTTTATTATACTTTCCTGTGAAGGATTAACAAAAACATCCTGTTCATCTATTTGTCCTAATTGCTGATTGAAATAGCCATCACAATGCTTAAGAAGCTCATTCATTTTATAGATAGAACCGAACTCATTGCTGGCAAATAGTTCTTGAAATATTGCACCCTTTGACAATCCACTAACCTCTCCAAAGACAGTCGAATCTTGATTGAATAGTTCATGTTGTAATTTCTTTATCAAAAAGTCTGAAAGATCAGTTTTTCCAATACCAGATTCCCCAAACAACTGTATATGAAATATCTCATCCATGCCGAAAGACATTCTCATACATGTTTTTGCATGTTGTAAGAAGGTTTCCATTACACGGAATTTTTGTAGAAAAACATTTTTTAGATTATGATCTTTAATCTGCATCAGACTGGAATAGATTTTCATTCCTATCTCGTAGTCTCTCAAGAATTTAACACATAGAGTTGGATTAGCTGCCATAGTAAATCTTGTCATCTCACAGTAAACAAAAGGGTCAGAAACAAAAGTTTCAACCTTTCTGTGTAAAGAGAGTGTTGTTTCATGGTCTTTACAAAAAATTACCTTGGCATAGTCATAGACAAAATCTACAACTTTTATTAAATTGGAGTATATTTTCGGTATTGCTCCGACTCCCAGAGCTATGGTGGCAATATTCTTAGCTGAGGAAAGAATTTTTGAACCAGTCACAGAGTTGTTTTCTTTTAATGTTGGCAAACCAAAGTAAGCCAACATTGTAACTCCGATAACACCGAGAATAGGTTTAGAGTTGGACTCCAAAAAGGATATTACAACATCAACAAAAGATTCAGGTTCCATCTCTTTTCTGGTCTCATCACCTTTGGCAAAAGCAATTCTGTTTGCATTATCTTCTCCTATGTTTTTAGTGGTATTTGATAGGCTAATCATAAAATCGTCGTATTTACTTGTCTTTTTTGTTGTCCACCATTCAGACGTCTTCGTATATAAAGTGGACAGAATACGTACAATAAGATCCAATAAACCAAGATTGGTGAATATGTCAAGTAATATTAAAAACCGCATATATCTAGATGTGCTGTTCTTCCATATAATATAGTACAAGAGGAGTGTAGTTGCGTCTATATCTGGAATTTTTGTTATACCCACAGTTCTCAACATCTTGGTCAATATGTCTTTGAAGAATGCGTTAAACATAGCTCTTGCTGATCTCATGGAACTTTCAATAGAGCTTGCATCAAAACTTAATATAGCCTCGGTACTCTGTTCCATGCATTTCCATTTTCCTGTTGACTCTGCTAGACTAGCTTTAAAGTCTGCTATTGCGAGATTCACTCTGCTTTCTACATTGACTGCTGAATCTTTAATATCTGATACATCATTCAGAAACTTTTTCATAGATCTGAAAGGAGCTGATATAGTACTCGAAATCTTTTTAAAAATGGATTCATTTTCTACTATCTTTTCTGGTGTAACTTCTTCTTTGGCTATTGTTTCAGCTAATTCATAAAGATCTTCAGAACTTGCTGAGGAATATATTGTCGGCGGAGGATCTTGCGCTGTGGAAGTACTAGGTTCCGTGTCAGACTGTTTTCTTTTGTTTTTCCCCATACAAAACTCTGGTGTATCACGTCTTGTAAGGATTAGCTTGACGATGAACTCCAAGCTATTGAAAACATTAGCATCTGTCGAAACATGGAAAATTTTTGACCAGACATTATATTCAAGCTGCGCTAGTTGTGCTATACTTTTCTCTAGCTGAAAAACTCCATTGATCATTTCTATCTTCAAATGCGTATTATCACCTAGCAGAGTTGTTGCTTGATTTTGTGTTAACTCCTGCACAGGTTTATCAAATAATGTTTGGAAAGCTGGATGATAGAACGAATCAATTTGAAAAGTAGCGACATTTTTCATTAGTTCTGTAAACTTTTCTTTGTCATCAAGAAAAATCTTTAATGCATTATGTAAACATGACACCAAATCTGGGTCCTTCATCCTCTCTAGAACTATAGTCTTTATAAACAACTCATTGGAATTTAATTCCTTTTCAAGATCTTTGCAGATGTAACGCGGAACTGACTTTATATGATGATCAAATCTAATTGGTTTGACCTTGTTTGAATAAAGATTAAAAATCCCACTTTTCAAGTCGTCCAACATCTTACTGGGATCTTGTTCAAAATTATAGTCGGATATGTTCGACTCTATAATCTTCAAAACATTCTCATATGTTATCGTCTTATAAGTTGGAGTTAAAAGTCTTGATGTGAACCACTCTATGATTTTACCATAATAAACTGGTCCATAAGGTAAAAACACCTCCGGAAGAGTAGAATGAATTGACCAGATGTCAGTGTTGGTCAGTTTGTTGTTTCTATCCATACAAATGCGAGACACGTTATCTTGTAATAGTGTTAAATAGACCGCAAGGATACACTCATATTCTGTTGGAATTCGGATATAAGTCATCTGTATTGTTGCCAATTTGCTCGCCATAAGAATCACGTTCTTATCTGATAATGTTTGATTTTTTATGGATGATAAAATCCTTCTGTATAGCGTAGATGTTGTCAATAAAGCTCCCTTTGCCTCTACAGCAGAGTACCATGTTTTAGCATAGTTTACCCTAAAACTATTTGAAGGTAACATTAGAATATTATCGACTCGCAAAAAGGCTCCTTCTGTCTCTGGAACTATCTCTTGAAAAGTACTTGCATTTTGATGTTTAGCCAATGGACCTATAGGTTTCAATAAGACACGAAGATCTGGATCAAAATTTCTATGATCAGAGTATACTGGTGTACGTGACATTGAGTCCATGACTACTTTTCCTCTCAAAATAAGTTTGTTCAGTCTTGTCAACTTCCCAGACACCTCTCCAAAAACTTTATCACTAATGCTTGTCAAATGGTATTTATCCCCAACTTTAATTACATTTTGGGGGTTAACTGAAAAGCTATATCCGTTGTTGAATTTAAACAAGTAGTTTTCTTCTGACTCTATTACTTGAACGGTAGATGAATTTATGATCAAGGTAGGTCCTGGATTTGCTTCAACACCTTCTCTCAAAAGATCGGTTGTAAAGGCATCTGGTGAATCATCTTTCAAAATTACTTCATTGATATGTGCGTTGATCCAATCATAATTTTTCCTATCTGAAGGATATATAACTGGTAGTCGTATTTTTGAGAATATTCGCCCGATTAAATTGTCAGCTGCCTTATTCCTTGCCTGTGTCTTATTGGGTCCTTTTGATGTTGCAGTAAAGTCAAGAGTGTTAATAGACATTTGCAAACAGCAAGAAAAAACTGGTTCATGATCAGGACCCTTTTTGGTAATCAGTTGTTGAATTGGCTTTTTATTTATATATTGGTGGAGCAGATTCAATGCGGTAATTGAATTTCGTTGCTCCATTACACCTGCAGAAGTAGCAGCCATCTGTACTCTATCGAAAGTTTTTAAATCGACAGGCTTTTTCATTTCCGCTTTTATTTCGACTATACTAGCCATAATTTCTTTTAAGGAAAATTCTAAGGCTGATAGTCTATTTTCTTTCTCATTGTCAGTTTGGGGAATTCTTCGAACAGTTTCATTTGTAATTTGTGAATTCATAACTAGATTTTATACCCGTCTAGAAGGGTTTTTTCAAAGTTTGGGTCAATTTTCAAAAAATTGTAATGACATTTAGGGACACTAACAAAAATAATAAAGTTTAAAAAGTTTTTGTTTATAAACATAAAGCATTATCGACCGCAATTGGTGTATTATAGTTTACCTATCTCTTTTCCCCAAGAGAAAGGGCATATCTGTGTTTAAGTTGGTGCGTGCCCACACAATAATGAGAATTCCTCACGCATTATCCAACCTATGATAAGTTTCTGGCGTTCTGAGACCGGAAGCTTACTATAATACCCAAACATAAAGGCCTAAAACATATTTATGTCTTCATTATGAGAAGAGTTATTCAATTTGTGGATGCGGTGAAATTGTTAACATGAATCCGAAGAATTGTCAATTTTAAAAAGCGGTTTTCATTAAATCTTGGAACTAAGTTTCGCTAGTTTTTTATTTATTTCTTCAAGTTTTTCTTCTTGTTCTTCTGTAAGAAGAGGAGCAGAATCAGGTATAGCAACACCCGGCAGGAAAAGCAAGGATGCTCTATCCGGATTGAGCAGATTAAAACTTGTTGAATAAAGAAGAATTTGTTTAGCTGAATCCAGTGTATTAAAAGGAACAAAAGGTAACAAAGGAGTTTCAAATTGGACAGTAGAAAAATCAAAAAAGACAGATATATGAATTTGTGAACCAATAGAATTTGGGAAGGAAGTTAAAGGAGTAAATAAAAGCCAGTCCTCAAGAAATTGGGAAGCAAAGTTGTTATAATCCTGTATCTGATTTTCACCAGAGGGAGTCAGGAAAGTTGCAGTCCTAAGTAATTTCATCGCCAAATCTTGTTTCTTCAGTGGATCATGTCTGAGGGTGGTAATACTCAGGTTTCTTATTAGAGAAAAGTCAACCACTGCAAACGAGTTTTGCGCAAAATCTATCGAACTAGGCGATATATTCATAAAACGAAGACCTGTATAACTTCTAAGAGCAGGGTAATATTCCCTTGCACAGCCGGAAGCTTGTGAAACAAGCATATTTCCTGGCTGGGAAGTATTTGATGTTATACGAAGACCTAAACCTACATTACCTGATACAAAACGATGAGAAAGATAATTAACCATAGCCGGTATTCCACACATTTCCTGCGAGATTGTGCAAAATGAAAGAGCATGTGGAAAAACCTGCACTGGAAGATGATTCTTAAGAGCTTGAGTGTATGATTGCATATTATATTGTGGTATGAATCCATCTATATTTATACCAAAAATGGCATCTCTACTATTTTTAATAAATGGGGTATTGATAGTTATTGTAATTCCTGTAGGAACATATTTTCTGAAATCTTCTTCAGAAACTGAAGCTATTTCTGGGATTGAGTTAGTTTCAATGGATTTGATATCAAGCGTGGGTGAAGACTGTGGTATACCTATTGGGGTTGTCATTATACTGGTAAAAAGTATGGAATTGGGCGATAAGAAGCTGCATCTACTAGAGCATTTGAATTATAATTTCTAGCTGCTAAAGACTGAAGTGAATTTGGTTTTGGAAAAATATAAACTAAAACGTTAAAAGAAGGCATTTGCATTCCATTATAATGATACGGAGTTCTAATATAACCAGTAATTGTAGTATCCGGGACATTAGCATTTGGAAGTCGATAATTAGTACCTAACTCATCTACTATTATTGTATCTATAGAAACATTACTAGTTGGCCAAAATTGAGGAACATCGAGCATTCTTTTTTCATCTGGATCATCTAGAACCATATGAACTGAATTATTTGCTAGAGCTTGAGTGGTATATGATGGTATTGCACCTCCATAATTGAATATAAAATCCAAATTAACTCTACAATCTGTAATTTTCGATGGAACAAAAAGTAAGGTATACTCCACCTTGCCCATACGAGCAAAGTAAGCTGTTATAAGATCCCAAGGTATCATAGGATGAGCAAGAGTCGTTAAAGCATATAAGTCAGAGTCAGCCACTCCATTAACAAAAAGAGGACTTCTGGAAGACCAATTAAACACACTAGTGCCTGCAAGATTGGTGGCATTGATTGGAAACGAACCTATATATAAGCCCTTAGACATATTAAAGATTCCAGTGGATACAATTTTTATATCTGAAGGTAAATTTGACTCGGCAGTAGAAGCTGAAAGGCCGAATGGAACTTGCGTGGATGTAGTTCCCTGGGGGGGAATGGGGTTTGTAGTTGAAATTACGTCCATTATTGAGCGTTTGCATCGGAGATTAACTCTCCTGTTGTTGACATAGTAGTATTACTACTAACAGTGGAAGGTAAGAAAGCTGACTCCAGTGCAGCACCTGCCAGACCTACAGCCAAACCCTCAGGTCCAAAAGCACTTCCAAATGTTATTGTAGCATTCTCTATATCTGAATTTATCTTGGATTGATTTGCATTGAGCTCTGAATGATAAACGGCGTCAAAGGCATGACCTTCTGGTCCATTACCCATTCTAGATGCATCAATAGATCTCTGATTTATATTGGAGGTTAGACTGGAATTTAAATTGGTAATGAGAGCAGCACCAAATAATGAATTGGATGTTGAGGATGACAAATGTAAAATAGAATCTGACAGAGAAGAAACGCCAGACAAATTTGAACGTGAAGTTAAATCTGATGCTTCGGATATTGAATCAAAATTTCTATCACCGAAATAGTGAAAAAAGTCTTGTGAATTAGATGTTGATGAAAATTGAGAACCTACGGAGAAAGTTGCAGGTCGAAAGGTGGGATCATACCTATATGATTCATTCGTGGAGATATTTTGTAATTGTGTTGATTTAAACATTATCCAGTGATATTGACAGCCGGTAATAAATTAAGACCTGCTGTAGTAAAATTTGTTATAGAAGCATTTACTGAAAATTTTAAGGTATTTAATGGAGACATTGTATTTAACGGATCATATACAACAACACGTAGTCTTCCCAAACTATATGAGTCTGCATATCTGAGTCTTGACTGAGTGCTTGGTGTTAAAGCAGCAGTTACAGCTGCTGATGGAAGGCCTGAGAAAAACTGATAGGGGTAATTTATAGGTATCAAAAATCTATCAACACCCGAATTCTTGGGCATATTGGGAATACCGGAGAACTGTGATATAGTAGTCAACGTTTGATCTACGCCGCCATTAAAGGTCAAAACATTCGGATAAAAGAAAGCAAATAAGAAGGGCCCATAACAGCCGGAGAAGGATCAAAATAGACATATAGCATGCCTTGATAAAAAGGATTTTCCGTATTTTTTATTGATAACATTAGAGTGTTAAAATTTGAAAAAAGATTAATATTTTGTGACATAGGGGCTAGACTCTTTATAAATGAAAAATCTATTTCTTTCGTGTAAATAACAGTTCCTTTTAGACTGGATGTTGACCATAAAAATGTGTCTACATACTTATCAGTAGATGCTAGCTCGTTCCAACCAACTTGATCGGTGGAAAACGATGTAACATCTCTCGAAAAGGGATTGCCTAAAACAAAAGAGGTAAATTGATTATCTGGTAATTCAACCATGATCTGATTGGGATTTTTAGTTACAGACGTGGGATTAAAAAGTGAGTTTGATTCAGTTGTTGACATAATTCTTCTTTTTTAGTTGGAATCGACAAGATGAAAAATGAAAAGGAGTCTGGCTATCAAAATAACCAATAAGATTAGTGTTTTATTTAAGTTTATTTTATTGCCTTCAATAAGTTCTTGTAAGAACTAGGTGCAGGACTAAGTCACCTAAAATTGACGAAATGCTCTTGAAAAC